ACTACATCGCCCTAGCGACTGGCCCAGCAGACGCTCACAAGACTCTAGGGCGAAACCTTTGTGAGAAGGATATTACGTTATGGCTAGAACAACTTTTTCCGGGCCGGTTCGTTCGTTGCGCGGATTTATAACCGCAGGACCCGATGCAGTTGTAAATATAACTGCCGAGACTACTCTTACGTTCGCCAACCATGCGGGTCGCGTCATAGAGATAAATGATGCGGATGGTGCAGTAACCTTGCCTACCATCCAAGCGGATTCTAAGGGGGCCTCTGCGGGGCAAGACGATCCAAATGTAAACAACCAGCTTGGTGCTGTTTACAGGTTCTACATTGGAACCGACGCCACGGATCTTGACATCAAAACAGATGGCACGGACAAATTTCTCGGCTCTCTGGCGGTTGGCGTCACTGATGGCAGTTATAAGGTTTTTATACCCGGTGCTTCAAACGATGTGATTTCTATGAATGGCGGAACGCAGGGCGGAGATAAGTTCTCTTACCTTGAAATTACCGCTATTGCTGACAATGAATATCTTGTTCAGGGTGTTCTTATCGGGTCTGGAACAATTGCAACTCCTTTCGCGGATAGCTAAACCTGAGTAATGGAACGGGGGCAATGCCCCCGTTCTGATAGGAGAGTCTTATGGCAGACGCCGTAACTGCTACTACTGTAATAGATGGCCCCAAAACTGCGGTAATTTATTGCACTAACACAAGCGACGGAACTGGAGAAGCTGCTGTTACGAAAGTAGACGTTTCCGAGTTGTCTGCGCTTCAAGACGGAACTTCCTGTACCGGTGTTCGTATTCAGAAGATCGTGTTTTCCAATGTTGGCATGGGCGTCAAACTTCTTTGGGATGCCTCTACCGACGTTATTGCAGCACAACTTCCGGCGGATTATTCCGACACATTGGATTATTCGGACATAAGTGGTCTTCCAAATGTTGCGGCTTCTGGCGGGAAAACCGGAGACATACAGTTCACTACCGTTGGTCACAGCAGCGGAGACACGTATTCCGTAGTCCTGTATTGTTTAAAACAATATTGAGGCGTGTCTTTATGAAAGGCTTCTTGTGTCATGGCTGTTTCCGGATCTAAGGATTTTGAACCTAATGTAGCTGAATACGTGGAAGAAGCGTTTGAGCGGTGTGGACTAGAGTTTCGTACAGGATACGATGCGCGAACCGCGCGAAGATCCATTAATTTTCTCTTCGCGGATTGGGCAAACCGGGGTCTAAATCGTTGGACTATAGATCAGGTAAACCAAACTTTGGTTTCTGGTCTTTCCGAATACCCCATAGGAACCATAACGGCTACGGTAGGGGCTTCCACGAATCTTGTTGTCGGCAACACTATAACAGGCTCTTCAAGCGGCACGACCGCAATTGTCTTAACCAAACCTAGTTCAACTACGATCACGTTAAGTATTCCTTCGGGATCTTTCACCGCTGGAGAAACTATAACCAGTACGGACAGTAGTGGTTCGGCGGTGAGCACTACGATATCGTCAGACCCCAGTATATCGGGTGTGAGATCTACTATAGATATTCTGTCTTCTGTGATAAGGCGTAGTGGTTCGGATATTTCTATCAATCGCGTCAGCCGTGACGATTATTTGAGTATTCCAACCAAGACTACTTCTGGAAGACCCGTCCAATTTTACGTGGATCGTCAAATAACACCTGTGATTAAGGTTTGGCCTGAACCTGAAAACAGTACGGATGTTTTGATCTATGACCGACTGACACGCATGGACGATGCGGATGCCTCAGTGAACACTGTTGACGTTCCTTTCCGATTCTACCCTTGTTTAGCTGCGGGTCTGGCGTACTATCTTTCAGTAAAAAGAGCGCCGGATCGTGTTCCGTTGTTAAAAACGATGTATGAAGAAGAGTTTCTTAGGGCGGCGGAAGAAGATAGAGATAGGGCCAGTTTCAGCGTGGTACCTTCTTATAGCTACTTAACGGCGACTTCTTAATGCCCAGGTACGCTTCAAACAAACATGCCATGGGAATTTCGGACCGTTCAGGAGCGGCGTACCGTCTAAAAGACATGCGAAAAGAATGGACCGGAATGCTTGTTGGTAAAGACGAGTGGGAGGCTAAACAACCTCAGTTGACTGTCCTTAAAATTCCGGCAGACCCGCAAGCGTTAAAAGATCCAAGACCGGATAGGACGGAACCTGCTGTTGAGGTGTTGCTAACAGAAGACGCTTTTCTTTCTTCCGCTAGCGGTTCCGCTGTATTGACAGTAATAGAGCCGGGTCATGGACGAAGCACAGGAGACGTAGTTAGATTCAGGTCGGTAGAACCGTTTGACGGATTTGCATCCTCTGTAATAGAGAGTGCCAGCGGCTATTCGATAACCAAGACTAGTTCGGATAGATACACGTTTACTGCTAGCAGCGGAACTGCAACAACGGGAAGTGTACGAGGAGGTGGGAGTTCTTCTTCCGCAGGTCCTGTAACTGTGAGTGCATAAGATGGCGTATACTTTTACCACTCTAAAAACTGCTATACAGGACTTTGTTCAAAGTTCTGAGACCACCTTTGTTACTCAGTTGCCCCGATTTATTTTGAATTCTGAAGAACGAATTTTAAAAGAATGTCAGTTAGACGTTTTTCGTAAGAATACGCAAGGTACCGTTACATCTGGGAACGCTTTCTTAGCAAAGCCAAGTGACTTCCTCGCTCAAAACTCCTTGAGCGTCATAGTCTCTTCAAGCAAAGAGTTTCTTTTATACAAGCAAGTGACAATGTTGCAGGATTACACGCCTAATCCCGCAACCACGGGTGTTCCTCTTTACTACGGTGATTTCGATCAGGACACGTTCTTGATAGCTCCAACTCCTGATTCAAATTATACCGTGGAGTTGCATTATTTTTACCGTCCGCAATCTATAACGGAATCTTCTGATGGAACTAGCTGGTTGGGGGACAATGCAGAGTTGTCCTTGCTGTATGGGGCTCTCGTAGAAGCATACACGTTTCTAAAAGGAGAACCTGACCTCCTGGGTTTATATAACCAGCGTTTCCAAGAATCTTTGCAATGGCTCAAGAATCTTGGGGAAGGTTTGCAGACCAGAGATCAGTATCGCTACGATAGGGTTAGAAGACAGGTGCAATAAGTATGGGTGGCTGCGCAAATAGTGAAATAGGAAACGCGCTGGTTTTTACGTCCGATAACGGGGGTCATTCGCCAGAACAAATGGCAGAGATGGCCCTTAACAAGATAATGGTTGTTTCAGAAACAGCCCCGCCTGCTATACGAGATCAGGCGCTAGCTTATAAAGACCATATACGGAAAGTGTTGGTTTTTTATATGGCTAAGATGGCGGAAAACGAAAGAACTAGCATTTATGCTTTGATGAAGCAGCAAGGCCAACATGATTTGGCTGAGATTATAAGGAGTTTGTAATGGCGATTGGATCATCAGCGGTTTGCGGAACGTACAAACGTGAGATAAACGCAGGCATTCATTTCTGGACTTCGCACTCCCGTGGAGACGGCAGTACCATTGCCGCAGACACGTTTAAGATAGCCCTTTTTACCAACAGTTCGTCTATTGACGCAGACACCACGGGTTATTCAACAAGCAACGAAGTTAGTGGAACAAATTACACTGCGGGTGGTGAAGCGTTGTCGAGCGTAACTATTGGTCTTGCTGATAACAGCAGTTCAGTTCCCACTGCGTTTATAGACATGGCTGATGTTACGTGGTCCTCGGCTACAATCACGGATGCGCGGGGGGCTTTGATCTATAACTCAACGCTGGCTAACGCGGGTACGGCGGGTACAACAACACACGCGGCAAAACCTTCGGTATGTGTGATTAACTTTGGTGGTGACAGTTCTTCAAGCGCGGGAAACTTTACCGTTACAATGCCCGCCAATGACGCAAACAACGCTTTGATCCGGATTGCGTAATGACTGTTCTTGGTTGGGGCAGAGGTACATGGAACTCTGGGGCCTGGAATAATTCTCTTCCAGTTACCGGGGTTTCTTCTGCTACGGCCATTGGCACTGCGCGGGTTGACATACAGCCTTCAGTTACGGGGGTTTCGGCGGCTACTGCCGTTGGCAGTGTACGGGTTGACATACAGCCTTCAGTTACGGGGGTTTCGGCGGCTACTGCCGTTGGCACTGCGCGAGTTGACATACAGCCTTCGGTTACGGGGGTTTCGGCGGCTACGGCTACCGGAAGTGTAAGAGTTGACATACAGCCTTCGGTTACGGGGGTTTCAGCAACGGCATCCGTTGGCAGTGTAAGAGTAGACATACAGCCTTCGGTAACTGGGGTTTCGGCGGCTACAACCGTTGGCAGTGTAAGAGTAGACATACAGCCTTCGGTAACTGGGGTTTCGGCGGCTACAACCGTTGGCAATGCTTTTGTGTGGCGAATAATTGTGCCAGGACAAGATGCCGATTGGAGTGGTATAGTTTCAGGGCAAAGCGCCGGATGGTCCGTGGTAACGGACACTCAATCACCTGATTGGGGTAATATAGTTCCGGGGCAAAGCGCCGAATGGTCTGCAATAACTGATACTCAGTCACCTGAGTGGACTAAGATAGCGGCATAGGAAAAGAATATGGCTTCTACATTTACTACAGGTTTTGGTATTGAGAAGATTGGTTCGGGTGAACAGTCTGGTACATGGGGCACCACGACGAACCACAATCTCGACATTGTTGATCGTATTGCTTCCTATAAAGCGGTCGCTATAACAACAAACGCGGATACGGCTACTTTAACTGTTCGCGAAGCCTCGCCGGGTTCAGGAACCGAAAACCTTCAAGATGGTATGTACCGCGTAATCAAATTTACGGGGGCTTTGGATTCAAATTGCACAGTTACAATAGCCCCAAACACGGCTCCCGCTTGGTTTATTATTGAAAACGCAACTACCGATTCTGGTTCTAGTGGTCCTTATAGCCTTATCCTAAGTCAGGGTTCAGGCGCAAACGTCACCGTTCAAAACGGTAAAAACGCAATTATCTACTGTGATGGCGCAGGTTCAGGCGCAGCCGTTGTTGATGCTCTCGCTGATCTTCAAATTGGTACGTTGGAGGTTACTGGTGTAGCCGCGATTGATGGTGCGTTAACGGGTAGCTCAACTATTCAAGGTACAACAATAACTGCTACTACAGCTTTTGTACCGGATGCTTCAGATGGTGCGGCTCTCGGTACGACTAGTTTAGAGTTCAGTGATCTTTATCTTGCTGATGGCGCTGTAATTGGTTTTGGCGACGATCAAGACGTTACTTTAACTCACGTTGCTGATACTGGGTTGCTTCTAAATAGTACAATGGCACTTCAGTTTAACGATGCTTCTCAATACATAAACGCTCCAAGCGCCACTGTTCTAGATATTAACGCTACAGATGAAGTTGAAGTAAATGCTACTTTAATGGATGTAAACGCCAACATTGATGTAAGTGGCACTTATACTGGTGGTGGTTTGATGACTACTGGTGGTAACATTGTTATTCCTAATGCTGGTAATATTGGTTCTGCTTCTGACACAGATGCCATAGCCATTTCATCTGGTGGTGTTGTGACAATGAATCAGATACCAGTGTTCAGTGCTGGTATTAATGTTTCAGGTGGAACAATTGCTGGTACACTTGCTACAGCGGCTCAAGGCAATGTTACTTCTCTTGGAACTCTTACAACTCTTACAGTTGATAATGTTATCATTAATGGCACAACAATAGGTCATACCTCTGATACTGATCTTCTAACTCTTACAAGCGGTGTTCTAACTGTAGCTGGTGAATTAGATGCTACAACACTAGATATATCAGGTAACGCCGATATCGACGGCACAACTAATCTTGATGCTGTTGATATTGATGGTGCTGTTCAAGCTGATGGCACAATTACAGTTGGCGTAGACGATACTGGGCATGACGTTAAATTCTTCGGCGCTACGTCTGGCAAGTATATGTTGTGGGATGAAAGCGCCGATGCTTTATATATTGAATCTAATGCTTCTGTTCCGCTTACAATTACGTCCACAGATGCTGGCGCAGGAATTGGTCCTGCGATCAATCTACATCGAAATTCAGCAAGCCCCGCTGCTAATGATGTGCTTGGAGGAATATATTTTAACGGCGAAGACGCTGGCAGCAACGCCACAACATACGCCTATATGAACGGCTTTCTCGTTGATCCAACTGGTGGTGGAGAAGACGGCGCTTTAATTATGTATGTGAGCAGCGCGGGTTCGACCATCTCTGCTCTGTCGTTAAATGGCCTACCAGCAACCGGTGGCGCTGTATTTAACGAATCTGGCGCGGATTTAGACTTCCGTGTTGAATCAGACGGCAATGCCAACATGCTGTTTGTCGACGGCGGCGCTAATCTAGTTGGAATTGGAACTGCCGCACCCGAAGCATTGTTAAATATCGTCACAGGTTCTGCTGGAACATGGGCTGCACCGGCTAATTTTAATGATGTTGTTATTGAAAGTAATACAAATGCCGGATTGGTTATCGGGTTACCTGACGCTGACGAAGGTGTAATTGGTATCAGCAGTCCTAGCACTAATGGTGGAGTTGGCTATGGGATGCTATGGGACTACGACGCAGGAATTGGACGACTGTTCACCAGTAAAGTAGGTGCTTCAACCAGACTTGAAGCGGATAACCAAGTTACAAATTTAACGTTGGCTGGTGCATCTGGCTCTCAGACTGCCACGTTCTCTGGCGCAGTAAAACTTGAAAAAGATACCTCTGCCGGGTCAAGCCCCGTGACCTTGGAGCTACGAGCCACAGAAAATAGCGCATCGTGGTCAACGAGCGCAGACTTCGCACAGCTTCAATTTTATAGTGGCGATGCTTCAAGTCCGGCTGGCGCTTCCGTCCGCGCAAGTTGGGGCGCAAGGATGACCGGCTCGACCGGCGGGTCCAGTTATTTGGTAGGTCAAGTAGAGGGAACTGATGCTCTAACACTCACAAATACAGGCAATGCCACGTTCGCTGGTGGCATAGGTGTGTTGGGTGGTTCAGTTGCAGCTAACATAGGTGTTAATGTTCCTAACGAAAAGTATATTGCTTGGTACGATTCGGGTACTAGCGGCGGAACCTCTGCTTCCATGAGAGGCGTCGCTGGCGCCATTAGTTTTGGCGGCTCTAGCTATACTTTTACTGGCAGTGGTGCTGTTGCGATTGGCGGCGCACTTTCAAAAGGCTCTGGCAGCTTCAAAATCGACCACCCGCTGCCAGCCAAAAAAGACACTCATTTCCTCGTACATAGCTTTGTCGAAGGCCCGCAGGCCGATCTGATCTATCGCGGTCGTGCCACGCTGTCTAGCGGTTCGGCAACCGTTGATATTGACGCAGCGGCTGGGATGACAAGCGGCACATTTGAGGTTCTATGTCGGGACATTCAATGTTTCACCAGCAACGAAACCGGGTGGACCGCCGTGCGTGGGTCGGTATCCGGTGCGACCCTGACCATCGAAGCGCAAGCCGATGACTGCACCGACACAATCAGTTGGATGGTAGTCGGTGAACGACACGATCCGCATATGCGCGACGAAAAGACAGAGTGGACCGACGAAGAAGGCCGGGTAATCGTCGAGCCAGAAAAACCCGCAGCCAAATAGAAGGAGATTAAAGTGGCAATTACATACACATGGCAAATAACTAATCTGGAAAGAAAGACTAAAGAAGACGATTTAGATAATGTTGTCTTTAAAGTTTCTTGGACTTTTTTAGGTGTGGACAGTGAGAATGATCCTGATGGCAATCCATACCAAGGGTATTTTTCCGATTCAACAATGGTAGGAAATCCTGACCCCGATAACTTCACGGCTTATGCAGATGTGACGAAAGCGCAATGTCAGGCATGGGTATTAGCTGCATTGGCGGACGAAGACCCGGTGCGAAACGAAGACACCTTAAAGGCTAAGGTTGACGCGCAGATTGAGCGTAAGAAAAATCCCCCCGAAGTGTGGGGTACACCCAGTGCTTGGAACGATTAGGAGAATAAAATGTCTGATGATACGGAAAATGTGATCCGGTTTGTGGTTGACGATGTAAAGGGTGTTCGCAAATCGTATGTTTCCAATGACCCCACAGACGAACAGAAATATTTGGCTAGTCATATTCAAGAATTGCAAAAACAGCAAATTGTGCATCAACGAGCATTCGCTCAAACGACTGCTGCCATCCGAGATTTTACGGGCCAGTTGATCTCTGGTTTGGAAGAAGAGAAACAAGAAGATTCTTCAGCAGTAGGTTAATACCGTGCCTACGACAGTAAGAGACGTTGACGCGAAATTAAATACCCACGAAGCGGTATGTGCGGAACGTTGGAAAGAAACTGTTGAGCGTATAAAACGTCTTGAGATGATTTTAATAGGGTCTGCTGGCGCGGTTATTTTAATGTTGGCAGGTATGCTATGGAAGATGTAGATGCCTCTAACAAAAGTTCAATTTAGACCTGGGATTAACCGGGAAAGTACGTCTTTTGCAGACGCACAGGGTTGGCGCGACTCAAATTTAATCCGCTTCCGAAAAGGTCGCCCGGAAAAGATGGGTGGATGGCAGCGCGTAAGTGCGTCTTTCGTAGAGGGAACCGTTCGATCCCTTAAATGTTGGGTTACTCTAAGCGCGTTGAAACTCATGGGCGCGGGTACAACGTCGAAGTTTTATATAGAAAACGGACGCGCCTATTACGACATTACCCCCATTCGGAGTACGGCGACTTTAGGCACCAACCCCTTTACAAGCGGAAGTTCTGGATCTGGAATTATAACCGTTACGGCAGCGGGACACTCGGCGGTTGAGGGTGATTACGTTACTTTTAGCGGAGCTACTACTTTTGACGGGTTGACGACCGCCAACTTGAACAAAGAACAAGTTATAGCTTCTGTCATTTCGGCAAATAGTTTTACGGTGGACACTGGCGGTTCTGCTAGTTCTGGTTCAACAGCCGGTGGCGGTTCTGCTGTAATTGCCAACTATCAAATCCATGTAGGTAGCGAGGCGGTAGTTTCACAATCCGGTTTTGGTGCGGGATTTTTTGGCGGCTTAACTTTAACGTATTCTCAGACCACGCTAGATGGCGCGATAACGGACAGCGCAACGTCGATAGCTCTTACTTCTGCGGCACTTTTTGAAACGGCGTCCACGACAACAAGTGCTGCTGTCACCATCGTAGATACGACTATTAAATTGGCGGATTCCTCTGGAATGCCTTCCAAGGGAACCATTAAGATTGACAGCGAAAATATCGAATACAAAACAAATTCCGGCAATGTTCTTGGTGACATTACTAGGGGTGCTGATGGGACCACCACGGCAACTCATTCCAGTGGCGCAACGGCCACCTATGTTGGTCTGATATTAATTGGAGAAGAGCTTATCCAGTACACTGGAAAGTCGAGCAACACTCTTGATGCGGGGGTTGTTCGCGGGGCTAAAGGAACGACGGCAGCGGCTCACTCAGACGACGATATGGTAAAGGAAGCCCACGGGTTCTACGGGTTTGGCGATGCTGTTTCACCCTTTACAACGGGGGAAACTCGTCTTTGGTCCCAGGACAACTGGGGGGAGGATTTGATAATAAATGTTCGTGACGACAACATTTATTATTGGGACGCTACTTTAGGTCTATCCACCAGGGCTACAGATTTGGGTGCTCAGACGGGCGCATCCGACGCACCCACCATAGCGAGGCAAGTCCTAGTGTCTGATACGGACAGGCATGTCATCTGTCTTGGGGCGAACACCATAGGAACCACGGACCAAGATCTTCTTCTAGTTCGTTGGTCGGATCAAGAGAGCGCGGTCGATTGGACCCCGCAAGTAACCAATACGTCAGGCGATCAACGTTTATCCTCTGGTTCTGAAATAATTGCAGGAATTGAAACTCGACAGCAGATTTTAATTTGGACGGATTCTTCGTTGTACGGCATGAGATTTGTTGGCCCGCCGTTCACGTTTTCGTTCAACCTCTTAGCCAACAACGTGTCGGTTATCTCTCCGAATGCCGCGACGGCTATTGGAAGCCGCGTTTTCTGGATGGACAAAGAAAACTTCTTTGTTTTTAGCGGTCAAATACAAACAATTCCCTGCACCGTATTGAGGTACGTGTTTGACGACATAAACCTAGACCAGACGTTAAAGTTCTTTGCTGGCGCAAATCGGATGTTTAATGAGGTTTTTTGGTTCTATTGTTCGTCTGGCAGTGACGACATAGACCGATACGCTAAATACAATTATGAAGACAACACCTGGGACATTGGTTCGTTGTCTAGAACAGCGTGGGTAGATTTTGGATTGCACTCCAGACCCCGAGCCGCTGGCGTATCCGACAGTCTGAATTATGTATATGCCCACGAAACAGGGACTACAGATGACGGCGATCCAATGTCACCGTTTATTGAGTCTTCTGTGTTTGCGTTAGGGGACGGAGAACAGTTTTCGTTTATTAGTCGGCTTATACCCGATGTTGATATATCCAGTTCAAGTTCAAACACTACGATAGATTATGTTTTGAAAACAAGGGATTACCCCGGAAACAGTCTGGCAACAAACTCTACTAGTTCTATCTCCAGTTCTACAGAGCAAGCCTTTTTACGATCTAGGGCGAGGTCTGCGGTACTAAGGGTGCAAAGCAATGCTGGCGATGTTCAGTGGACCTTGGGCGATGTTCGTTTGGACCTCAGACCGGATGGTAGGCGCTAATGGCTAAGTTGCTTGAAGTGTCTCTTCCATTGCTCCCGCAAGAATATGATGTGGATTCAATGATTCAACTTGTCAGCGACATAGAAACGGCGTTGACCAAAACCGAGATTCCTTCGGTCATCAGTGGGGAAGATGACACGAACAGTTTGAACTGGTTTATGGGCTAATGGCTTCTGCGTATAAAAACATTCTTACGACGGTTGGCTCTACGGGTGACGTTACGATTTACACGTGCCCTTCAACTACGACAGCTATCGTTAAAGACTTAAACTTGTACAATAGTCATTCCGGTACGATAGTGGTATTGTTGAAGATAACTGATAGTTCGGCTTCAGCAACGGTCACGCTTCAAAAAGACAGCATAGCGACGACCGCAGACGTGTCCCACACCGGGCCTTTTGTTCTTGAAACCGGTGACACGCTTATTCTTAATTGTGACACAGCGTCAAAAATTATGGCGTTTGCAAACGTTTTGGAGCTTACGTGATGTTACAACAGACACACCAAACCCTGGATACCGGGCTACAATCCTTCGCAGATTCTTCCCCTGATTATATCATGGCTCCGGTTGGTCTTGGGTCTTTGCAAGAACAAGCGGATCATCTTGCCGAATACGGGCGACACGGGGACATTTATGTTGTTCACGCGGCGGAAGGTGAAACTGTTGTACCAATGGAAGTCTTGGACGCGAACCCGAAGATCCGGGAACTTCTGTTCGATCAGATGCGTGGAATGGGCATTGATCCGCAAAGATATGTTGTTGGCAACGAATTAAACAGTTTGAACCCGGATACGGGGATGCCTGAATTCTTTTTCAAGAGCATATTCAGAGGCATCAAAAAGATTGTTAAGAGCGTAGTTAAGATAGTCAAAAAAGCCGCTCCGATTGTTATTCCAATTGCGGCTGCTGCGTTTGGCATACCTTTCTTGGGTACCGCATTTGGTCCGGGTACTTTTGGCGCTAGTTTTTTAGGCAGCGGCATTGGCACTCTCGTAGGGGGCGGTTCTATAAAAGATGCCCTGAAATCGGGTCTTATAAGCGGGGGATTGGCTTCGCTAGGCGCGGGCTTTAAAGGGGCTTTTTCTGACACCGGTACGTTTATGGGAGGCTTGGAAGGTTCCTTCACCGGGGCTATGCCTGTTCCCGGCGGGACGCAGTATGCTGCGTCAATTGGTGGGGACAATCCTTTCACTAGAGCCGTTTACAGCCCTGAATCGGTTACAGCTAGTTCCGCAGCGGGCGACCAACTTTTGGGAAGTATTACAAGTGGTGACATTCCCGGAATGTTTACCGGCGAAGGTGCTGCGTTTGGGTCTACCGGTTTAGGGACCAAAGGGTTCGTTCCGTTAGGGGGCACCGCGCCAACCGTATCTTCTGTTACTCCTAACCTTGGTAATGTTCCCTTCGATACTGGCAGCGTTACTGGAGACTTCAGCGGTCCGTTTGGTGCAGATCCCTCTGCCACAGGTTTGTTTGAGCATCCCACAAGTTTGGGAACAAGAGCCGTACCGAATATCAGTAGTGGTGATCCCCTGCTCGGTGAAGGAACTTCAACCACCCTCTTAGGGGGCGGTGCAGAATCCACGGGTGATGATGCATATCATTTCCTTTCCGAAATAGCGGGATTTGAGACTCCTGACGCAGGGAAAGTTTTTGACTCAGAACTTTTGGGTAAAGCTTCTTCTTATTTACGCGGAGGAAAAGGCAAAGAAATTTTAAGCCAAGCCGACGTTCTAAAACAAATAGGGTTCGACCGCGCAGCGGAACTTAGGGTAGGCCCCGCCGCTGCGAAGATTATAAAAGAAGCTGCCCTTGACAAAGCGGGCCCCGGCCTCCTAACACAGTCTATTGGTCCCTTGGCTTTAGCTGGCGGAGCCGCGTATCTTGGGGGCGCATTTA